GCAACTCGGGAGCATAGGCCAGGTCTTGATACTCACCAAACGACATTCTCAGGTCGAGTGCATGGTCGAAACCCTCGAGTCCTGCGAGGTTGATTGGAGTGTAGTCGATCCTCAGCGGAGGTGTGATTCGATACCACATCTTGCCAAGACGTCCTCGGTCCGCCAGTCGCGCCGGGTCAATGCGATAGATGGTCATGCAATGCGCCTCGCTCTCAGAGTTCCTCCCGAGCAGTCGGAAGACATCCTGCACTGAGAGCTCCATTGACCCGTCCTCGCAGAACTGCCTCCACCGCGGACTGTATGTCCTGACACTCGGAGTGCCATCACCGACACCGAGATGTGCATAGGGAGTCGCCAAGAAGTAGAGGATGTGGGGGAACACGTGGATGTTGGTGTCGGTGCCGAGCCACAGCTGTTGGAATGTCGCAGTCTTGGCCATATTGAGAGGCGTATGCCACACAGTGTCGTAGAGGAAGTTCGTCATCTCGTGGAGCGGCTCGTGCATCAGCTCCACTTGGTTGAGGATTCCCGGGTGCATCATCCCATTGGTCATGTCCTCACATAGCTCGATGAGCATCGCCGCGTAAGGGGAGTGAACGGAAGACACTCCCGGCTGTACCTCGGCCATTCTCCTTGCGCACGCAAATAGTCCCGTGTGGTTGAATCTTGAGATGACATAGAACAGCCCTGCGGGTCGAATGTGTCGAAGGGCGTTGAGCGAGACCTTCTTCGGGGCCGTCATCCCCTGCAGGTACAGAAGGTCTCTCCACTTGTTCGTATCATCCCTGACGGTGAGTGAGAGGGAGTGGATGGTGTCCACCATGATTGCCCAGTAGGCGATCAACTGGCTGACTGCCGACTCCTGAGGGCCGGGCATAGGCCCTGCCGTGGCACCTCTCACGTTGTGGTCGTCGAGGCCTGCCTGGATGAAGTTCGTCACTCGCCGTCGTGTCGCCATTGTAAGCGCCGATTGTGCAAGCCTGTCGAGCCCCCTATTCCACACGTCGGTGAACGGGTCGACCCCGATTGGCTGAAGGCACTGACAGTTGCTGAGAGTCATGTGGTAGTTCTTGTCCACGCCGGCGAGTCTCCTCCCCCATTGGAGACACTGCAGGATCTTGTACTTTGCGAACAAGATCTCCTCCAGGAAGTTGATCGGGTACTTGACTCCGTCCTGAAACTTCTTCAGCGTCCTCTCGTTCTGTGTGAACAACGAGAGGATGGTCGTCTGAGTGTTAGGCGCGATCGTCGGATTGAATCCAGTCGAGGGGAGGTGATGTTGAATTGTACCATGAGACCTCTTCCCACTAATCATCTGAAGGTCCTCGACGGGAATGTCGGTGAATGCTCTGATCATCGCCTCGACGAGTCTCGGGAATGACCCCGTCATGTCCACTGTCGTAGCCCACGACTCGAGTAGAGCGAGGCCGAGCGTCGCATCGATGAGTGCGTCTTTCGATCTCTCTAGGCTAGTCTCTCCTTTGGTTGCAGAGGAGGTAGTATGCCCGAGGAATGGCTCGTGGTTGCCGGCAACGACGTGGTCAGACACCTCGGTTAGTCGATCTCGGATGTACCCGACCCTGAGCTGCATATATGTCTCCTGCTCATCCCTCCTGATTGCAGGGCCGATAAGGAAACAGTGGCCCATTGGAGGCGACGTGATCGTCTGAATGTCACGCATCCAATGGAACGCCCGAATCCACTGCGCCTCGATGTAGGGACAGATTGGCACTCGCCCCCGGACGCCCACTCGGTTCCCTTGAAGCACCTCGGCCCTCCACGCCTGTACTTCTTGATTGGCCCTGAGCATCCTCCTGCACAGTTTTGGCGTCGTCGTCTGATACGGCCTCGTCCTCATCAGGAATGCCACCGCCGTTCTAGAGCTTTCGAAGCACGCTACGAAGCTCTGTCTGATGGCAAATCCGGATGAGGAGTAGATGCCTGACACCAGTCTCGCAGGCCAGGACGTGTTGTGACTGATTGACCTGATCAGATGGTCCAAGGCAGCCTCGTCGTATGCCTCGAACAATGCGACCAACTCCTCATTCACGGCGATCTGGCCGAGCCTCCCATCCATCTCCTTCCTCAGCAGTGCTACTGGCCCAGGGGGACGCGTCAGAGCCAACGCTCGAGGGTCGGCCATCAGTGTCAGGAGAGACGCCCCCCTCTCCGGTCGTTGGTAGAGGAACTTGCACAGAATTCGGAAGAGTTGAGGCCGTGCCTCCCTGACCTCGATGACCAATCTGATGAATTGCGGAAGGTGGTCCGCCTCCGACCTCATCGCCATGCTCTCGAGGTAGATGACAGGGAAGCCTCCAAGGACATTCGGTATCAGCATCAGACCTATCAACTCAGTGTCCGACATATGCCTGTACAAGTCCCGATTCCTCCCCTGAGAGTCCCCGATGGCCGTCTCCGAGTTGAGGAGGTAGAAGAACGACCAGATCGCAGCACAATGGTAAGGGGCATAGTACAAGACCCCCTGCTCGGCGGTCGCGTGGGCAGTTGAGAACGAACACCCGATGTTGTCGTCGAGTAGTGGGAAGAACGCGTCTGTCGAGCCCGACATCTTGCCGACCTTCCTGAAGTGGCACGGCACCTGCAGTCCCCTCACCCGGTACTGATGACAGAAGATGAACGCGAAGCGCGAGCATGTCGTCTCGTCGGGCTTGGCGTCATGTCCGAGGAGCGTCAGGTCCTGGGAGAGCTGTCTAGACAGATTCATCGCGAACTGTGCCGCCCCGCCTGCGGCCTCGAGATGCGCTCGTGGAACTGCCACACGCGCGATGAAGTTGTCGCCCATGTCCATGAAGTGGTATTGATAGCCCAACCTCTTGAACCACGCATGCATCTGGGAGAGGTAGGTGATGACCCACGTGTCCTGGTTGTGCCCTTCGATCCCTCCCAATTGTCTCGGCCACCCGGTGATGTTGGGCCCGTCCTTGTGGAAGACGACAGTATTCTCGTAGAGGACGTGGGTCTTGGCGAACATCGACGTATCGAACACCTGGTCGAGTACCCTACCAATAGGTGCCACAGTATCCGACCTCATGCCGCTGTTCCATCCTGAGACATCAACGACAAACTGTATCCACTCGTGATCTGGAGATGGTGTTGGTAGGTTTGTTAGCATGTGTAGTCGCCTCTTCAAGTCGAGCTCCCCGCAGGTCATCGCCTGATCCTTTGGGAAGTAGTCTCGAAGGAATCCTACCGCCGCCATCTCCTGCATCATACTGAACAGTCTCGACACGAATGGCTTCTCCCCAAAAAGTCGTGCCTTGGTCTTGAGTTCTCCCTCCTTTGGAACGAGCTTGATCACGAGGTAGGCCATGACATCGGCCATATCCTCCCCCCTGGCTCGGATGACCGATGCTGCAAACTCGTTGAAGGATTCGAGCAGGTCCCTCGTGAGTAGGGTATAGAGGACGAGCGAGGTCTGCTCGTATACCTCCTGAGTGCT